CAATGTCACCATAGGATAAAGGATTAGGGCCGCTCATGCCATAGGTGCGGCCCTTGTGCAGTTCCAAGAACGTCTCCCACACATAAGCAGCGCAATCAGGCAGTGGCGGGCCGGCAAGAATATCATCCCTGCCGGTCTGCCGTGCCACCTGCTCCAAGTGCTCACGCTTGGAAACACCGCCCTTGTCCGTCTTGGAAAGGTCGAAACTGTGTTCGGCAAAGTCGAGCAGATTGCCTTCGACTAGTCCAAAAAAGCGCGGGTATCCCCGAAGGCAGCGTCAACTTGGTCCTTCACCCAAGGGATGCTGGTGTAGACCTCACGCACCTTCGCCTTGTCGAACTTCTCCAGCTTGTCCGTCAGCGTCAGGTTCCACGCCTCAGTGCATTCCACCAGAACCTCCAAGGCGCCTGCCTCGATTTCCTCGGCAGTGAGGTTCATGCGGCCACCAGAACGCTGTGCCTTGATGAGACGCCGGTTCTGCTGGTCATGCGTCACCTTCTTGTAACGGTCAGAATATGGGCCGTAGATGGTGATGGTCATTTGCGTGCCGTCTGCATTCAGCAGCGGTTCGCCAGTCTGCGGGTGGTAGAGCACAACGTCAGTCGTGTCTTTCGTCTTTCCAATGGAAAGGAGTCCGGTCATCGGGTTTCTCCGTGTGCGGGGGTGTCAGGTGAAGGGCGGCGGTCCCCCGACAAAACCGCCACCCCTCTTATCCCGCGCGGGGATTAGGATGTCCGCGTCAGCGTCAGGTTGCTGGCCTCAGTGCCATCATAGAGCGACACGAACGGCAGAGTGATGATGCGCGACTGCGGGTTGGCCAGAGGCACATCAGCGCCGTTATATTTCACTCGCGGGAAGTAGAACGTATACGGATTGCTGCCCGTAGGATCGTCCACTTCGACTTGGAGTTCCGACTCCGTCTCATTCAAGAACTTATTGATGAGGGTCTCGTTCTCGTAATAGACAGTCATCGTGCCTTCAACGACAGCGCGGCCAAACTCAAGTTGCGGCGCGGTGTCTTCGCCAACAACGAACGTCGGTGCGAACGAGTTGGTAATGGAGAACTCAAGCGAAGTGACAATGCCAAGTTCGTTGGCCGTCGCAATGCCGCCTTCAAAGATGGAGCCGTTGTAGGAATCGAACGGCGCGTTGGTGCTGATGGCAGTGGGTGTGCCACCGGACGAAGCCGTGGACGAACCCTGCGCCATGTTCTTGCCAACCATGTCGAACGTGGTGTTCACCATCTGGTTCGGTGCAATCGAGAACGTCGCAGTCGAAACCGTCATGCCGGTAAACAGGCGGAACTCCGTGATGTCCAGAGCAGCGTCCTCAATCGACATGAACAGCGGCGTCGTGCCAATCTTCAGCGTGTCCGTGCTGAAGGTATTCATGAAAGCTGATTCAAGGAACTCGTCAAAGTCACCCTTGCGAAGATCCACTTCAATCGAGCCACCCGCAGAGCGGTTGCCGTGACGGTCAACGCGCGGCATACGGTCAGCCTGGATGTCGTTACCTTCAAGCCGCTCTTTCGTCAGATTGAGCGAATGCGTCTTGATTGGCAGTTCAGCGAAAGTCGGTGAACTCGGAGTTGTCCCGAATACAGTTTCGGCAATATACCGAAGTGCGCTTCTCGAACCCTGTGCGAAGGCCATTTATGTGTTCCTCATTCGTAGGCGTACCATGCTATCTCGATTGGCACGCAATAAAACGGTTCATCGACAAAGGCCGATTGGGCCTCAGAATACTCAATAGAAACTGTAATCGCAACGCCAGCCACATCGGACGAACCGTTGAACCTGTCCAGCAATGAATCGACATAATCCAGAGCCAATCCAGAGCCTTCGTCAACAGGCGTGCAAACAGTAAGTATATACAAACCCTGAATGCGATGCTGCGGATTGGGGCCGCGATTGGCAGGGCGGCGTGATGTTGAAATGAACTGCACGCGGACGTGAGAAGTCGTCGGAACCTGCTCATTCGGCACATTCTCAAAAAATACCGAAGGCAATCCGCTTGTGGCGGCAAGTCGCGCGTCCAAAGCCTGCCGAATATCGTTCATTACGGTCATCGTATTTTTGCTCCAGACTTGGCTAATGCGTCGTTGATGATATTGTTTACTTCACGTCTGGCTTGGGAATATACCTTATCGCGCTGCTCAACATACTTTGCGTGCGTCGTTCTATTGCGGAAAACGTAATTCTTCTGCCCCGGATCAGCCAAACCGCCAACTGTTCCAGACGCCTCATCCAGCAAACCGAACGACTGGATGTCTTCAATCATCCGCGCCAAGCCGTATTCGCGCGGAGGCCCTTTCGGAACATTTCTCGGCGCGTTCGGGTCAATCACAACATCAGGCTGGAACGAGCCGCTTCTGAGCGCGACTTCATGGTTCCGCGCATAGGTGCCAGTATCGACAGGACTCGTTTGAGCAATGACTTCAGCCATACTCACAAGAAAATTGTAGGTGATTTCATCGACGTTCTTGTTGTAGAGCGCCGCGAAGTCTTCAACCTGCGAAGTCTTCGTAATCGCCAAATACTGGGTCATCGTCTTCCACCACTTCCTCAATAAGCCCGAGGTTCAGCAGCCCCTCATCGCCAGGTGCCGCGTCACCCACCTTGTAGGTCCGCCCGCGCCATGCAAAGTTCCCCGTCGCAATGTAGTCCATCGTCATGTTACCCTCTCGTTTGGCAAATGTAGGCAATCACGGTCGCTCCAGACTGGATCTTCCTTACGTCCAGAATACGCACCTCATTGTCCACGAAATCGCCCGTTTCCGGCACCATTGTCATGCCCTGCGCACGCAGAATCAACTTCCTGTCATCCGCCGTAATGGAAGTGCCGTTCACTTCTTCTTCCATGTAGTTGATGAACATGCCGCGCACTGTCTCAGTCGTCGTGGTGCCGCCAGACACCTTGCCGGTTGTCGTGCTGTAACTGCCGCCATCCAGACGCCGTGATAGCGTCAGGTCATAGCCATGCGTTGCCAGCAAGCGGGTTACGTCCTTGTCCAGTCTCATCCGTGCCACTTGTCCTTGTTGAAGCAAGCAAGAACCGCCCGCTCATTCCACTCGAAACCAAGCCAATCAATCGCACGCCTGAAATGCTCCGTGTCGCCCTTCACAATTCGCGCAGGCTCAATCCACATCACATCGGCAACTTGCTCCAAATCATAGCAGCGTTTATGGTATTCCTCTACCCATTCAAGCCATTCCGCTTTCGTCGCGTAATAGTGCATGAAATTCGTGCGAACGCAGGATTCCGCTATCTTTTCAGGATCACGATAAACAAGCAGCCACTTGGCATCTGGAAAGTGCTCATGCCAAAGCGGCCATAAAAGCGTAATCTTGTTGTCCTTCACAATATCAGCGCCAATGGTTGCCTGTAATACCTTGTCCCTGAAATCAGGCATTGGCGTCAGTTCGTCATAAGTCGGCAAAGAAGATTGCCCCAATGCGTCATGCCCGATTGAACGCAGATACGGCTTCGTGATGCCTTCGCGCAATTCACGATGCTCGTTCACACCAACCACATCACCTAGTTCGGCGCCACAGGCTTGGAGCATCTTCATCACCAAAGTCGTACCTGACCTTGGGCAACTTGTTACTATTCTCATTCCTCTATCTCCCAAGGTCTCGGATTTCCGTGAAAGCAAACTATTGACGCATCCTCTTTCATGCCGTCTTTCTTGTAACTCACAACCTTGCCCGGCAAAACGTCCTGCCACACGACAGGCTCAACAGGCGTGTTATTCGAGATGAACCCTTGGTCGCCCCAATTGTTGAACGTGCGGCACCTGTTCATATTGCCCGTCGGGTCTGTCAGAAATTTGCGGTATATTTCTGACAAGTCACCACTCCAACCCATTAGCCCAGACGCCCATCCTTTACGTCTTTCGGCAAACGGTCTCAGCATTATGAACTCATGCTCCTCCACAGCCTCAAGGAATGGCTCAAGGTCTCCGACAATCGTTGTGTCCAAGTCCATATACAATATCGGGCCTGACAACCGGAACAGTTCAATCTTGGCCCACCAGCCCGGCCAATCGTGCATCAATGGAAAGTACGGCACATCCAACGGGACATCCGTCATGCACAGGAAGCCATGTGGCCGACATTGCTTTGCCAGCCTGTAAACGTGCTCAGGCTTGTATTCACCGCCCGAACGTAAAACCGTCAGTATCGCAGCCATATTCCGCCATTATGTCATAGAGTTTCGGGAAGCGCGTGAACTGGTCTTCCAACCTGTCCATATGTCCGCGCCAGGCGTCAAGTCTGGACGCATCTATCGGCCTGTCACCATTCAACGCCCGCGCCATCTTAGGCGGCGTATTGCCGGGAGTGTAGGGTCGTTTCAGCGTATCTTCGTATCTCACTATCTCTGTGTTCAACTCGGAATTGTGCATTCGCATGATGGCGTCGTGAACCGGTATCAAGCCGGGGTTCGTTTTCGTCTTCCTGTTGCGTGTGACGAAATACTGGTAATCAGCATCAACAAAATAATCATCTGGCACAGACTTGTGGAAACTCGTCAGAATTGAGCGTGGGTCTCTGATGCAGAGCAATACGCGCACATCATTTGACTTGGCATATTCGCGTATTGCTTCAAACTTGAACACGTCCAGAGGCCGCTTCGTCACCACCTTGTCGTGCTCCGCACGGCTGAACGTCCGCTCCTGCTCGTAGAAGTGCCAGTCAGGCATGGATTGCCGCATAATCTCGTGCAACAGCGTTGTGCCGGCCCGCGAGTGTCCGCATATGATTATATGAGATCGCACAATAGCCTCTTTTCAAACACGTCAATGCCGGAGCCTTCTGGCCCGACATAGTTGATAACCTCAACGCCCTTTGCGGTGAGTTGTGGCAGTATCTTTGGAAAAGCCCGCGCCCAAGTGCGCAAATGCCTATGCGCCGCCTTGTTCTGCCATGTATAGCCATCATGGAAGTGCGACTTGCCGCCCGTCCACTGGAAATCAAAGCCCAATAGCCCAATGCGCTTGTAACCAAGAATATAAGCCACGTTCAGGGCAGCGAACCCGCTATTCGTGCCCTTCAGGGTACTGATACTCTCTGACAGCCCCTCGCCCCGCTCATAGGCGGTATATGTCACACCGGGAATAGGCTCATCTTCTGCCCGCGCCATGAACTTGTCGCCGGGAAACGCTTCTATCTGTTTGCGGAACTCACGATGAAACCGCCTGTCAACCGACACGAGCACATCGCAATTTGCCAGCCATGCGGACTTGTTGGCGCCTATGCGAAACGCCGCAGGCAACCTGTCAAAATCAAAACCCTCAAGGGACGGGCCTGAGCCGATTACAAAACAATCATGCTGAATACGGATAGTCATCGGGGTCTCGGGGTGGCCACGCAAACTGGTCCTGACGGAATTTCGGCTTCACGCGGTCGGTATCTTCGTCAGCCGCATCCATGTCGGTGTATGTCAGGCCACCAGCGGCAGGGACGCCAAGCCCCTTCGAGCCGTACTTCTTGGATTGAGCCTCAAGTCGTGTTGCCAGTTTGTAATAATTCTCACTGAGTTGGCTGTAACTGCTTGATACACTTTCAACCTTCGTATCAACGTAAGTCGCGTATTTGCCAGCCAAGGCACGCGCGCAAATGGCAGCCGCGAGATACACATCATCACCAGCCTGTGTCAGTGCAAAGGATACGTTGTCATTGGTAATGGCATAGTCGGATGAATCCGTGTCGCCAATCAAGAAACGCACATTGTTGATGCGCTCAGACAGTCCCGTCTCATCGCCAACGATATTGATGGTGATGAACTCGCTGTTCGGGAATGTCTCAATTGTATCGTCGCTGTAGGTGACAACGAACTCGGCCTCATAGAAGCCTGGAGTTGCCGTATCAGCAGCGGCCCAATCATAACGAACGGTAGGGGTGACGGTGGCAGTGACGACAACTGCATCATCCGTCAGCGTCCATGTTGTAGATCCGACTTCGCGCATCCGAAATTGTACGGCTGCGCCTCCGAGATTTACAGTCGTCGGAGTTAGCGCGTACAGGATTGCCGGGCTTGTGTCGTTTTGCTTTATGTTGAAGGTAGCCATTACGCCGCAACCCTTGTTATCGTGCCGCCATTTGAAGTCTGCCCGATACTACCACCGTTTGCATCAATACCCAAGGTTCCACCATTGTCAGAGTTTATGGGCAATTCCTGACGCCGCCCGCTTGCATCACCAAGATACGGCGCAATACCAGCAAGCGTGATGTTGGCGCTTGGCGCAATGATTAGAGCACTGACGCTGATCTGTGGGACAAGCGCGACGATATTGGTTCCAGCAACGGGAACAGCAAGCGACGCGCCAGTCCTGATGTCCGGCGTTTGTACGGACAGTGCTATGTCCGCAGCGGGCACGTCCACACGAGCACTGATACTCGCCTGCGGAGCGAGCGGTGCGACATTGATGTTGGCCGCAGGAGCGGTGACGATGACGCCAGTGCTGATTGTTGGCGTCTGCGCGGCTATTGATATGTTTGCGGCGGGGACAGAAACGGAAGCACCCGCTGCGACAGCCGGAACTAGGGCAGTAATGCCAATGTCGGCGTCAGGCACATTGACTGTTGCGCTAATACCAACGATGGGCGCTATGGCAGCGATGGCTACATCTACGGCGGGTATAGAAAGTAGTACGCCAGTGCTGATTGTTGGTGTCTGTGGTGCGACATTGATGTTGGCGACAGGGACGCGAACACCTTGCAGAATAATGTCAGGCACCTGCCCCGCAATGGCAATATCCGCAGCCGGAATGTCAAGCGTAACACCAGTCAGGACTTGCGGTGACAGGGCGGCGATAGCGGTATTCGCCGCAGGAACGGAGACAGACACACCTGTACGAACGACAGGAGCATTTGCAGCGATGGCAATATCTGCCGCAGGAACGACTACCGATGCGCCGGCACCAACAATAGGCACCAACGCTGCCACCGCGATGTCCGCAGCCGGTATAGAGAGAGTTACGCCCGTATTGATTGTCGGAGCGAGCGCAGCAAGCGATATGTCTGCTGCGGGCACAGTGACGGAGATGCCGCCTGCGAAGGTTGGTGCGTTGGCCGCAATCGCTATATCGGCAGCAGGGACGGCAACTGCTGCGCCCGTGTTGATCGCAGGTGCGTTGGTGGCAAGCGCGATGTCAGCGGCAGGTACGTCAACGGACACACCAGCCAAAATGACAGGAGCATTGGCGGCAATAGCCGTGTCAGCGGCAGGTACAGAAACTTGTACGCCTGTGCTGACGGCAGGA